TCAGCAGTACCTCTTGCCCTTTCGAAATGGATCCCAGGGCCGAGGAGATTGCGAACATGCTCGAAAGAATACCGTCCTGAAAATGAACAGTATCCCTGGAGGTGAGGAGTAAGTTGCTCACCGACTTCCCGACCGAAGACGTAGTACTTGCACTCCTTTTCAAAAAGCTCGGTGAGGCGCGGAACATCGACTTCTTCGACATAGTTATTGAAAGTAAAACAGATGTGTCTAAATCTATCGGAAGGATTTTTGCGGGGCATAGCAAGCTATGATATCTCCACCTTCGGTACGCTACGCTTGTTATATAGGCAAAGGGGGCCAAGCAGGGGGGAGGGGTCCCAAGCGAGGGGGGTAATAGTAACCCCCTCGCCCCCGGGCTCCCTAATATTTTATTCATAGTGGGAAGGAATCTTCCAAGGAAAGATACACGGTGTTTAACGTCACTGCTGACGATTACACAGCGTCCATCGAGAAGGACAGATTAAAGTATTTCGTGATAGTCATAGTATCGGCAGTGGCTTGACTTGCGTTACCAGCCATTATAACCCAGATGTAAGTATTGAAGTTATTCTGGAAATCGGTAGAATCAATCTTCGTAATAGGAATCCTATACTCTACAAGAGCACAGTCAGCATCCTTCAGTAGAAAATTCTTACGATACAGGATGCGACCAACCCTAGTATCAAAGTCTTGAACCAAACTTGTATCCCAGCCTAATGGTTGAGGTGTTGTAATGGCCGCAGGCGTCCAGTTCTTCGTCGTACGTATGAGTAACACAGTACCTTGTAAACATTCAGCAGTAGCTGCAGGATCGAGTACATTAGAAAGACGTAGTCCGAGCTTACCACCACGGACTGTACAGTCACCTGTGAATAATGGTAAAGCAAAGGAAGAATCAGGTGCTAAAGCACCTCCGGTTCCAGTCCAGAACGGAGTACCAGAACCGTTATCTATGGCCTTTTCCACAAGTATTGATACCGTGGAAACAGCAGCAGGGGTATTAAAACTAGTAACCACACTACCAATAGAGCGGTAGTGCTCTTTGAACAAGGTGGAGTCCCATAGGTGTTTATGATAGGAACGACGACTAGTCTTTCGGGCTTTGTATTGAACAGCAGATCCAGATCCAGACTGGGATGTGAACGCAATTGACTTGCGGGCACGTCTGCGTCCGGCGACACGACGTTTCTTGGAGAAGTTAAGTCTCCGCCTAACATTGGACTTTCTTTTGTTTGAACGTTTCAACATTGGAGAGTGTGTTATGTCTTAATCTCGTTCACACGAGATCGCGGGTGGAATGGTTGTCAATTGTAAGGGGGTGCTGCTTTATTTATAGAGTGCGCGGCTTCGCCGCTGGCACCAGGCACGTGCTGCGCACATGGTGGCCTGCCGGGCTCCGCCGGAAGCGGCCACGTCAGTCGCTGCGCTCCCTCCAATAATAATAAAGTAATATCTCGTGATAACATTTGAAAAGGAAGTCTTTTATTTCATTTCAAGTAATACAATCCTGCGTAATAACGCAGGTAGTTGTGGGTTTATCTCATCACCCCATTTGAAAATATCCTTTGGATGGAAATTGGATGTGACAATGAAGGTATCAGCGTGAAGCGCTACCATACCTCCTTTATTCTCTACGAGACACTTGTATCTATCGAACCACCTAAGTAGATGGTTAATATCGATACCATTAGGACCGAAATCATCTATTATGACTTCTTTATTACATAAATATCCATTCCACCATTTAGTGCGAGGCTCTTTGATATAGGCCTCTGGAAGGTCTTCATGGGCCTTTCTTGACTTGCCTACGCCTGGTGGGCCGTAGATCCATGTTACTGAGATGTTGGGCCTCTCGATGGGGGCTCTGAGGGCCAGAGCGTTTCGGAGCATGTTAGATCCATGATGGATCCAAAGATGGGGGTTGCTTTCGGCGAATTCAGCAACTCCCTTATCGCCTCTTCCGACCACGGCGATGAACTCTCTGGAAAGTTCGTCTTTATCTTGTCGAGGTCGTCCTGAAGTAAATGAACCACCCTCGACGTAATTTCCAGCCTTAGTGCAATATCCTCTATTTTGCTCAGCAGTACCTCTTGCCCTTTCGAAATGGATCCCAGGGCCGAGGAGATTGCGAACATGCTCGAAAGAATACCGTCCTGAAAATGAACAGTATCCCTGGAGGTGAGGAGTAAGTTGCTCAC